TGGAATCTTTCCAATGCATTTGGTTGTTACACCAGAAGTTCAGCGTCAGTTGGATGAACATTACATTCCGCCGATTTCAGACTATGATCCAGAGTTAGGATTGGTATGGTTTATTCCTCGGCAGATTGTTCGAAAGAAAACGAAGAATGGAAAGCCATATTGGATTGTCGAGGTAATCGATTCAAATTCGGCCTTGACACGCTTCCGCTGCTGGGGTATAGTAGAGGGGAAAGACAGGATCCACTTGAACAGACCTTACATGGGCAAACTAGACTATGACCCAGCGTGGGGATTCTCAACGAGATCCATCAAAAGAAACTTAAGATTGCTAGGATAAAGAATGATTGCAGATATAGTAGTAGGATTGTCTTATGGTGATGAAGGCAAAGGAAAAGTAACACATCACCTTTTAAGGTCTGGCAAGTATACACATTGTATTCGCTATAATGGCGGATGTAATGCTGGTCATACCATATACCACGAAGGCACCAAGTTTGTAACACACCACATTCCAGCCGGCGTGTTCTTTGGAATAAGGTCTATCATTGGTAATGGATGCGTTGTAAATATTGATCAGTTTAATCGAGAACTTCAAATGCTTCAAGAAGGCGGCATCAATACAGATGGTTTGATTTTTATCGCGAATAACGCTCATATCATTACCGATGCTCACTTGGAAGAAGATCGCAAAGACACAACGATCGGCACAACAAAGCAAGGCAATGGTCCAGCATACCGCGATAAGTATGATCGTCAAGGAACATTGGCGTCAGAGGCACTTGTTGATTCACCTTATCTTATAGATTTGTATCGGGAACTTCACGAAACAGATGAAGAAGTTGTAGTCCTCTGTGAGGGCGCACAAGGCTTTGGATTGGATATTGATTGGGGAGATTACCCTTATGTAACTTCAAGCCACTGCACGTCCGCTGGGGCCCTTCTAAACGGCATCCCTCCGCAAGCTGTCCGTAGGGTTTATGGAGTGACCAAGGCTTACGACACTTATGTTGGCGCTAAGGAGTTTCACGGCGAAGGAAGAATCTTTGATTTATTACAGCAGTTGGGTAATGAATATGGTGCGACCACTGGTCGACCTCGCCAATGTAACTGGCTTAATGTTCGGGATCTTAAGAAGGCGATAGATATCAATGGAGTTACCGACCTTATCCTTAATAAGGTAGATATTCTACGAGAAGCAGGAGAATGGAGCTTGCGTTCGTCGGACAACGATGCTATTATGCTTAAGCTTGGAAGCGAAGAGAACTGGAAGAGTTACATTAACGGTTATATTAATAATGATGTGTCCTTGACATTCGGGGACACCCGAGTTAACATTACATTCTCGGAATCACCAGAAAGAATTTAAATGAACAAATCAACACAAAAGACAATGTTTTCGTCAAAGAACGATAGTTGGTCAACCCCACAAAGTTTCTTTAACAAACTAAACAAAGAATACAACTTTACACTTGACCCTTGCGCAACAGACACAAGTCATAAATGCAGCAAATATTACACTGAAAAGCAAGACGGACTTTCTAAGAGTTGGGCTGGCGAGACTGTGTTTATGAACCCTCCTTACGGTAGGGTCATCAAGCATTGGTTAAAGAAAGCCTACGAGGAAAGCAGAGACGCGAATACAACTGTTGTGTGTCTTATTCCAGCGAGAACAGATACAAAGTACTGGCACGAATACTGTATGAAAGCAGAGAAGATTCTCTTTGTGAAGGGTCGTCTTAAGTTTGGCGGCTCTACTAACTCTGCTCCGTTCCCTTCCTGCGTGGTAGTCTTTGATTCAAACAATAAGACACCAGCAATGGATTACCTAACCCCCTAAACAAAAGGATTTAAAATGATTTTACAATACCATATGATTCACGATAATGTGTTCGCTCCAACGCGTTCCAACCCAAGCGATGCTGGATTAGATTTAAGATGGAGCCCAGAAGACACTTCTTTAACAGCACTGCGTATTGAGCCAGGAGAGAGTTGTATTATTCCAACTGGCTGTCGCTTTGCTATTCCACATGGTTATATGATGGAGATTAAGAACCGTTCCAGTATGGCCGCAAAGTATAACTTGATTGTTGGCGCTTGTGTTGTCGATAGTGGGTATGACGGAGAAGTATTCGTCAACCTTCACAATATTGGGAAGACATCAGCAGTCTTGGAGCCAGGACACAGGGTAGCACAAGCAGTGGTTGTTCCGGTTGTTCACGCTCGCTTTGTTGCTAGCGAGACACCAGACATTTATGACTGGCATCCAATCACGATTAGTAACCGCGCTGACGGCGCACTAGGGAGCACAGGAAAGTGACGAACACTCTACCAAAGCCTATGGCTAGAAGCTTGTATCTACCAGAACAAGTAAACCAAGAGTCAATGAATAAGTTGACGAAGAGCATTATTGGAATCAATGAGAGCGATGAATACTTAAAGAAGTTATATGCGATCAATGATATAATCTACGATCCTAAGCCGATTAAGTTGTATATTGATTCTTATGGTGGCGCTGTGTATCAGTGCTTCGGGTTGCTTGGAGTTATGGCGAAGTCTGAAACTCCTATCCACACTATTGTAACTGGTGCTGCTATGTCTTGCGGGTTTATGATTCTAATCTCGGGACATAAGCGCTTTGGATATGAGTTGTCCACGCCGCTTTACCATCAGGTTTCAACTGGGTTCCGGGGCAATGTTCAGGATATGGAAGAAAGCCTGGAAGAAACAAAGAGACTACAAAAGAAGATCGAGAAGATTACACTCGAACGAACCAGTATTAGCAAGAAGAAGCTTAAAAGCATCCTTAAGAATAAGGTTGACTGGCATATGACGGCAAACGAAGCGCTCGCCTTGGGCGTTATTGATGAGATCATTTAAAGGATTATAAATGAACCACGAAGACGAAAACTAAACGATTTATCTATACGGCGACGGTATTGGAAAGGTCCAACTTATTGAGAGTTACGGATCAGATAAGTCCGTCGTGAATAGCGCTCGCGTGTCTTTTGGGCAACATAAAGAGGAACTTGATGAGCGAGATAAAAAGTTAATCAACTATTTGATTAAACATCGCCATACATCAACTTTGGAGCATTGTGGTATTACATTTAAGTTTGTTGTTCCTTTATATATTCGTAGTCAGCATCACCGCCATAGAACTTGGTCTTATAATGAGATATCCAGGCGGTATACTGATGTGGATCTCCGATTCTACGAGCCAAAGGCTTTCAGGACGCAGCATAAGTCAAACCGACAAGCATCAAACGCCGAAGAGTTGATTGATCCCGAGATCACGACTTCCGTTTTTAATGAAGACGGAAGTAAGTGGGAAGGCTTTTTTATAGACCAAGAAGTCAAAAGCACAAATCTTGTAAAAGAACACCACGAACAAAGTCTTTCGCGTTCAACCAGCTCATCGAAGCTGGCGTTTGCCGAGAGCAAGCTCGTGGAGTTCTACCACAGAACCTTTACACTGAATACTACGGCACAGTCAATCTTTCAAACCTTTTGAAGTTTATTGACCTTCGCACACACGAAGGAGCACAGTGGGAAATACAAAAGGTTGCTGAGGCTTGCTTGGAGATTGCTACGGATCTATTCCCCGAAACAGTCGGGGCTTACAGAAGGATTAGAGAAAATGCTGAGTAGGTTCTTTTTATACCTGTCCCGACTGTTTGATACAAACAAAGACAGGGGACACGAAAGAGATGGAACTTACCACAATTGGGAGAACGAAGAATGAAAATGCCACCAAGAATGCCTAAGCTCAACAAAGAACAAAAAGCATATCAGGCTGCCAGAGATTGGTGGTATGTGTTTGCTGGCTTTATTATAGGAGGCATCCCAGCTTTCATTCTGGGATTTGAGTTGGCGAAATAAGGAGAACGAAGAATGAGTGAAAAAGTAAATCACCCCTCACACTATCAAAGTGGCGAGGTTGAAGAAGATGGAACATCAAAATACGAAGCAATCAAAGTTATTGAAGCCTGGGATCTAAACTTTCATCTTGGTAATGTCGTCAAATACATTTCCAGAGCAGGCAAGAAATCAGAAAACAACATTGAAGATTTAAAGAAAGCAGAATGGTATTTGAATCGTTATGTCGAGTTCATACAAAGAAAAAGTAGTTGATTACATCAATGAGGTTCTGGATCAAAAGAGACCAGAGTTTAATAATATCGCAACGTGCCCTTTTGCTGCGCCAGAGTTAGCGAACGATAAGTTAATGATCGCAATGTTGGGTGAGGACGATAAAGGATTAAAGGATCTACTAGAAGAATTCCAGCAATCTGATTATGATAGCACTCTTATTTGTTTTCCTCACGATATGGATGCTGATGGAACCAAAGTTATACAAGCGCTTGTTAATAAGATCTTAAAAAGACTTGGAATGAACGAATACAAAACAATCTGCTTTAATCCAAATGATAAGGTAGAAGTAGAAGGATTCAATCCAAGATCCAAAGCACCTTGTTTTATGATCAATGTCGCACACAAAAAAGTGTTAAATGATGCGCACAAGTCCTTGCGCAAAACAAAATACTATGATAAGATAAACAAAGAATACAGAGAGTTTCTAAAGATCAATGAAGAAGATAAGACGCCACATCCCGGGAAAGCAAAAGAAGAACAGGAAAGCAGTTCAGGAAAGACTTGAAAAGCAAGCAGCCAACTTTGGTAAGCACCCAAAGGAATGTTGCGTTTGTTCAACTCCTTTTGAGAGAACCAAAGAAACAGTTAAAACTTGGCAAGTTGTAATAAAAAGCGAGAGAGTTCGCTTGACTTGTCCAGACTGTTGGGCTACAATACAGGAAGCAATGGAGAACATAGAATGATAGAAGAAGCACTCACATATAATGACGTATTAATCACACCCCAGTTTTCAGATATTGAATCAAGAAAAGAAGTATCATTATCATCAAAGTTAGGATTTATCGAGTGTGAACTGCCGATCATAGCATCCCCGATGGACACAGTGTCGGAAGAGCAAATGGCGACAGCAATGGATTCCAAAGGTGCCCTTGCTATACTACACAGATATAACAGCATTGAAGAACAAGCAAGTATGGTTACTGCTGTTCGAAAAGAAAGTTCATTAGTAGGAGCAGCAGTTGGAACATCAGGGGATTACCTTGAAAGAGCCTATGCGTGCTATGAAGCAGGCGCCGATGTAATATGTGTTGATGTTGCTCACGGTCATCATATTCTTATGAAGGCTGCGTTAAGACAGTTAAGGCAGATGGTAGGTGATGATGTTCATATAATGGCTGGGAACATAGCAACCTTAGGCGGATACAACGATCTTTGTGATTGGGGTGCGGATTCTGTTAGATGTAATATAGGTGGAGGCTCAATCTGCTCAACACGCATTCAAACAGGACACGGTGTTCCGGGTCTTCAAACAATATTTGATTGCGCCAAATCAAAGAACG